GAAATGCCTGCACAGCAGAACGCCATAAGGCGCTTGCGCCTCAACGAATGGACGGAACAGGTCACGCGCTGGATCGATATGGGCGTATGGGCTGACGGCGCCGAACCTTTTAACGAGGACGAGCTTATCGGCAGGACGTGCTATGGCGGCCTCGACCTTGCCCGCGTCAACGATCTGTCGTCGCTGGCGCTGGTGTTTCCTCCGGAACAGCCCGACGAGGATGTAAAAATAATCTGGCGCCACTGGTGCCCGCAGGAAGATATTTTACGCCGGGTTAGGCGTGACCGCGCTCCCTATACGGTTTGGCGCGATCACGGATATCTGGTCGCTACCGAGGGAAACACAACGGATTTCAAATTTCTTGAAGCTGAAATTATTGAATTATCAACCCGCTTCAATATTTTGGAAATCGCCTACGACCGTACCTTCGCCGGTGAACTGGTGCGCAATCTTCAAGACGAGGGTATCACCATGGTCGAATTCGGTCAGGGCTTTATCAGCATGGGGCCAGCCGCAGCCGAATTCATGCGCCTTCTTATTAGCCGCACCTTACGGCATGGCGGCAACCCTGTCGCCACCTGGTGCGCCTCCAATGTCGCCGTGCGCCGCGATCCTGCCGGTAATGAAAAACCTGACAAGGAACGCTCGGCCGAAAAGATCGATGCGATAGTCGCCGCCGTCATGGCGGTCGGGCGATTGCAGACCGCTCAAGGCGGCTCGATATATGAAGAACGCGGACTTTTAGTATTCTAATGAAAATGACGGGAATTTTCAGCGCCATCGGTCGCGCCTTCACACCGAAACAGAGCCGTGCGTCGACCGGTGTGCCGTCTTACGGCATGATCCCGCCGCTCGGCTCGGTGCCAAGCGCATCGGGGCTGATGATATCGCAGGCGACGGCTATGGCGGTGTCCGCTGTATATGCCTGCGTGGCGATCAGGGCAAAGGACGTAGCGCGTTGCACACCGCGCCTGTTCGTGGCCAATAAAAACGGCGGCCGCGATCAGGTCAAGGATCACATCGTCGCCAAGCTGTTCGCCCGGCCTAACCGCCAGCAGACCTGGTTCGAATTCTGGCAACAGATGATGATCGGCTATCTGCTGCGCGGCAATGCTTATGCCGCCATCCTGCGTGACCGCCGCGGCAATCCGGTCGAGCTGATACCGATCAATCCCGACGCCGTCATGGTGCTGGAGGCTTCGGATGGGTCAATTTTTTATAACGTGAACCGTATTGGCCTGTGGCAAATCGCCATGCTGCGCAACATGCCGGTGGCTGTGCCCGAAGATGATATGTTTCATCTCCGGGGCATCAGCTTTAACTCGCTGGTGGCCGTATCAACGATTGGTCTGGCGCGCGATGCCATTGGCCTCGCCATGGGCCTTGAGCAGCAAGCCGCACGCTGGGTAGGAAATGGCGCGCGTCCCTCCGGCGTACTGAAAGCCAAAACGCGCTTATCGGAACAAGCCGGGCAGCGTTTGAAGCAGCAATGGCAATCCTTCACCGGCGGCCTGCAGAATGTCGGCGGAACGGCGGTGCTGGAGGAAGGCGTCGAATGGCAGCAGGTGCAGCTGACTTCCGTCGATCTCGAATTCATCCAGCAGCGCAATCTGCAGATTGCCGATATCGCCCGCTATTACGACGTACCACTTAGCCGCCTGAGTGTGGTCGGCGGCACGTCAAGCAAGATCACGCCCGCCGAGGAAGAACAGGCTTACGTTAATCACACGGTGATGCCCGACTTGGTGATCGCCGAACAGAAAATCATGCAGGTATTCGGTCTCGATAAGGAAGGCATCGAGGTTGATTTCGACGAAGGGCAGCTGCTGCGCGCCGACATCATGACGCGCTACAATGCCGCACGCCTTGGCGTGCTCACCGGCATTCTGACGCCGAATGAAGTGCGACGCTCCGAAGGCCTACCACCGCTGGAAGGCGGCGACAAACTTATGGTGCCTGCCAACACGGCGGCACTTGGTTCCGACATGACCGGCACGGCGCCGGATGGTGCCGGACGGCCGGATAGCGGCAACCCGCCGCCTCCCGGCGTATCAACTGGCGGCGATCCCGACCCGCAGTTGGATCCGCAAGGCGAACTGTAACTCTTGGAGAAATAATTATGACGAAAATGCGTGCGGCTGTTTCAGCGCAAATCAAAGAACTGGGCGAAAATGAGGTGGAAGTCATTATCTCGACCTCCGCCATAGCGCGAGACGGCCATATTCTTGAACCTGCCGGCTGCGATTTAACAAATTACCGCGCCAACCCCATCGTCCTCTGGCAGCACAATCCGGATACTCCGGTTGGCCGTGCCGCCGATTTAATGGTCGATGGTGACAGAATTCGCGCACGTATCCTTTTTGCGCCCGCTGGCGTTTCACCCAAAGCCGATGAAGTGCGCGGGCTGGTCAAAACCGGAATCGTATCGGGTGTTTCGGTCGGTTTTGACGTTCTCGATAGTGAGCCGCTCGATCCGAAAAAACCCTACGGCGGCCAACGCTTTACCAAGTGGGAGTTGCTTGAATGCTCCTTCTGCTCGGTACCAGCCGATCCTGGCGCGGCTGTAACTGCCAGAACGGCGACATCGCCGGAGTCAAACCCCGTTAAACCACAGGAGAGCACTATGTCCACGACCCAAACGCGGGCTGGCAAGAAATTGTCGGCCGCCACCAAGAAGCAATTGAGTGAAGCCAACGACCATCTGCAACGCGCCATGGAACGCCATAAGGCGCTTGGCGAACAGATGGATGACATCCGGGATCGAAGCGAAGGCGATGAAGACATGCGCGCTGATCTTGCCGATATGCATGAAGACGCCAACGACGCTCACCGCGCCCTTGGCCGTTCCCTGCAGGCTTGCCAGCGCTGCCTGCGCACGGCGATGAAAAACACCAAGCCACCGGCCAACGACGATGACGAGGAAGACGATACGGATCCCTCTGCCGGCGATGGCGGCAATGACGATCAACGCAACGCCGATTTCCGGCGCCGCTCTGCCGATCTGAAAGTCCTGTCGCAGAAAACCTGAATTCGGGCGGCGCGTGCCGTCCGATGCCCCAATCCGCCCTTGGGCAAGGCGCACCAGACCGTCGTGATGGCGGCCTTTCCCTTTTAGATGGAGCCCAACTATGACTAAAATTGCAGAACTGTTAAAGCAACGCGCCCGCGCCTTTGATGAATTCAAGGCGCTGGCCGAAAAAACTACCCTCACCGAAGCCGAGCAGGCCGAGTACGAAACGAAAAAACGTGCCGTAACCGATCTGGATGCGCAAATTGTCCGCGTCAAAGAAGCGCAGGCACTTTCGGCGGAAACCGCGCAGCCGGTAGAGGGGCAAGACAATCATATTACCAAGGCGCCAGCATCGGTGGATGCTGACCGCTATGTCAAGGAACGCAGCCTCGTTATCGGCGCTGCGGCCAAGATGATGGCTTACGGCGGCGGTAATTTGTTCAATGCCCGCCAGGCGTCGGTGGAGGTGTATGGCGAACGCCATCCCGTCACCCGCGCCCTGGTGGCATCGACCGGCCCGGCTGGCGGCTTTATCATACCTCCGGATTACATGAACGAAGTGATCGAACTGCTGCGCCCGGCAGCGGTGGTACGCGGCTCCAACCCGCGCGTTATTCCGATGCCTCGCGGCACGATGACTTTGCCCGGCCAGGCCAGCCCCGCCACGGCGAGCTACGGCACGGAAAACTCGCAGATCGCCACGTCGCAGCAAACCCTGCGCCAAATCGTCGCCAGCTTCAAGAAATTGACTGCGCTGGTGCCGATCTCCAACGATCTGATGCGCTATGCCGATCCGGCGATCGACGCCATGGTGCGCGATGATCTGGTCGAAGTAATCGCGCTTCGTGAAGACTTGGCGTTCCTGCTCGGCGACGGCACGCAGGCGGCTCCCATGGGCTTCACCGGCTTTGCCAATGCCTGGGCGGTGTCGCAGGGCGGCACGGCGGGCGTGTGGAGTGCGAACGCCAATTCGACGGCCGCTGTCAATGGCAACGCTGGCAACCCGCTGCTTGGCCAGAATGGTGGTAACTTCATCACCTCCAACGAAACCTACAACGAAGCCACCGTTGTGGCAGAGCTGACCGGTCTGATCAACCGGCTCGATGTCGCCAACGTGCCGGATCGCAAGCGCGTCTGGTACATGCATCACCGGACGTATAACTACCTGTTCGGCTTGCTGAACTCGCTTGGCCTCTATGTGTTCCGCGATGAATTGACGCGTGGCACGCTGTATGGCTATCCGTTCAAGAAAACCACGCAGATTCCGATCAGTATCTGGGATCCGACCGGCACGAACAGGGATTGCTCGTTCATTATCCTCGCGGAAATGACCGAAGCGATGATTCTTGATTCGATGAGCATGGAACTCGCCGTGTCGCGCGAAGGCAGTTACACCGATGCCGGTGGCAATACGGTCTCGGCCTTCCAGTACGACCAGACGCTGATCCGCGCCATCACCGAACACGACTTCCAGCTGCGGCACGACTCTGCTTGCTCCGTTCTGCAGTTTGTTCGCTGGGCGCCTGCGGTTCAATAACCGGTTCTTTTCTAACAACCCATTTAACTTTGGAGGAATCCTATGTCTGATATTAATGTTCTGCGCAATATCGGGTCGATTGTCGTCCCGGTCACTGGCGTATTTCCACAAAATGCCGCTGCCGGCACCATCAACGGAGTCAGCATCGACCGGACGCTGCATAATATGGCCGGTTCCTGCGTGCTGCATCAAATCGTCGGCGCTGATAGCGGTTCGCCTACCACTCTCAGCGTTCAAACGAAACTGCAGCATTCGCCGGATAATTCAACGTGGAGCGATTTCCAGATCAATTCCACCGTACAGGAGACGGCGGCGCTAACCGCCGTTAACAGTGAGAACACGGCGGCCATCGATCTAACCGGCGCTAACCGCTTTATCCGGGCGGTGCAGATTGTCGCCTTTACCGGTGGCACGTCGCCGGAAGCGCTGGTGGCAGCCGATATTGTCCTCGGCGGCGAACGCGAACTGGCGGCGGCGTAACCATGAAGATGGTCGAATTCACCCGTGATATGCGTCCGCATCGCACGGGTGAAACCCGCATTGTGCCTGACGAAATGGCGGACAAGCTGATCGCGGAGGGTAGCGCCAAACCCCGCGACAGCGTGTTCGACAAATCCGCGCAAGCGCCACCGGTCGTTGGCAAACAATATAAAACCCGTAAGCGGAAAACGACATGCCCATCCGAATCGTCTCTACTATTGTAACCGCGGCGTCGAGTTATGACCTGACGACGCTGGAGAATATCAAGGATGATCTCGCCATCCCCGATACCGACACCTCCAGCGACGCCACGCTTGCCCGATTCATTACCGAGCAATCGGCGCTGGTAGCGCAATACTGCAATCGGGTGTTTCCCATCGAAACAATGCAGGACGTCATCTATCCCGACCGCGATCCGTATCCTTACCAGGTCACCGGCATGCTTTCCGAGTTGATGCTTTCGCGCTGGCCGGTGGTGTCGGTGGCCTCGGTTACGGATACCGTCGCGGTTAATGTTTCCAATACGCTGGTTGCAGGCACGGATTTTGTGATTGACGCCGCGCGCGGCTGGCTGACGAAGACCGATCCGAACACGGGATATCCCACCGGCTGGAGCCCCGATCAATATACCATCCAGTACACGGCGGGCTATTTTACGCCCGGCACCGATAGTCCGCCCGCCGACCTTGAAATGGCCGTGCTGCGGCTGGTCACCGCCCGTTTCAAGGCGCGTGGCCGCGATCCGTTCCTGAAAAGCCAGGGCGAACCCAATATCGGCACCGAACAATATTGGGTCGGCGCCATGCCCGGACAGACCGGGGCATTTCCGCCCGATATCGCGGCAGCGCTGGAAAAATACCGTGTGCCGCTGGCGGTTTAAGCATGGATGGTAACACATGGATTTCGATGCCGTCATCACCGGCGACCGCCGCATTGTCGCCCGTTTCGGTGAATGGCCGAAAGAACTTCATGATGCTTTGTTCGTCCGTATTAAAGCGCTGACGGAAGCATTGGAAGGCAGGGTTCAAGCGCTGGCGCCCGAACGCACCGGAAAACTCAAAAGCGAGATCACGTCGCGTGTATTCGACGATCCGCAAAAAATCAAAGGATTGGTAACGCTTGACGGCGGCCTCTCCGGTTCGGAATACGCCAAGGCTGCTGCGCTGGAATATGGCGCACCGGGACGCGGCGGACGGCACGAGGTTTCTTCTTATTCACGCACAATCGCCGAAGCGTTCGGACGCGATATTTCGCCGACGCGCATCGATGTCAGCGCCTATAAACGCATCGCCAATATCGACGCGCGGGTTTATCTGCGCGGCGGTCTCGCCGATGTGGAAGCCGAAGCGACGGCAGAATTGCAGCAGGTGATCGATCAATCAGTAAAGGGTTTCGACGATGACGCCTAGCCGCGAGACCATCATCCAGGCCTTGTTCGATCTGGCGCTGACGGCAACTACCTTTAATACCAATGGCCGCCGCCTGCTGTTATGGAGCAAGGTGGCGTCATTTCCGGCGCTGTTTGTTCAATCGACCGGCACGCATTACCCGCCGCGGGAAGCGCGAGGCATACCGCCAAAACGCACCATCACAGCGGAACTGTGGGTTTATACCGATGTCGGTAAAGACCCCAACGCCAATCCTGAACAGGCGCTTAATAATATCATCGATGCGATTGAGGCGGCGCTCGCACCTGGCATCAACTGCATTGCGCAAACCCTTGGCGGCATCGTTTCGCATGCGTGGATCGAAGGCGAGATCGAACAGTTTCCCGGTGTGCTTGACGGCATCGCCAAAGCAATCATACCCGTAAAAATTTTAGTCCCTTAATCCCGCTGGTTTAGCCGATAGCCAGTGTTACGCCACGCCCTTCGGCAAGGCAATCGCACCGTCGTGACGACGGCGCATCCCTCAGATGGAGTTTCCCCTATGCTACAACAATACAACTTCGGCGCCGGGACGTTGTTCCTGGTGCGCACCGATATCGCCGTACCGACACCCACGCGCATCGGAACGCTTCAGGATGTCAGCGTCGATATGTCGTTCCAGACCAAGGAACTCTACGGCCAGTACCAGGCGCCTGTCGCCGTGGCGCGCGGCCAGCAGAAAATTACCGGCAAGGCGAAGATCGCTAACCTGAATGCGCGGCAGCTTAATGATGCCTTTTTAGGGCAGACCTTAGCAACTGGCGAGCAAATTCAGATTGTCGACGAAGGCGGCCCCGACGGCACGGCGATTCCTACCACACCTTATCAGATCATCGTTGCTAACGGATCTTCAATGTCTTCGGGCACCCCTGGCGTTGATTGCGGCGTGTTCAATGCCGGCACCGGCATTCAGATGACGCGCGTCGCATCATCGCCGGTGGCAGGCGAGTATTCCTGCGATATGACTACCGGCACCTATACATTCAGTTCCGCCGATCATACGGCAGGCGTGCTGGTTATTATTTCTTATGCGTATTTTGAAACTTCAACCGGAAACCGCATCACTGCGGTCAATCAGTTGATGGGTTCATCGCCAACTTTTCGGATGCAGCTTGCCAATAATTACGCCGGGAATAACATGTGCCTTACCCTCTATGCCGCCATCCCAACGAAGATGAGTTGGGATTTCAAAAACGAGGATTTCACCGTCCCCGACTTTGAATTTTCGGCCTTCACCGATAGCCTTGGCCGCTTCTTCGACTGGTCGAGTAGCCTCTAATGTCCGGGAACCGCAAAGCATTTCTCGACATGCTGGCATGGTCGGAAGGCACTTCGACTATTTTGGAAAGCGACAACGGATACAATGTCCTAGTGGGTTCCACGCCGGAAGACCCGTTGCTGTTTGAAAGCTATGCCGATCACCCGCGCATTTTCAATCCGGATTTAGACTCAACGGCGGCAGGCCGTTACCAGCTGCTGGAGAAATATTACGACGCTTACAAGCAAATGCTTAACCTGCCGGATTTCTCGCCTGCATCGCAGGATGCGATAGCGCTGCGGCAGATTTCCGAACGGTGCGCGTTGGCCGATATCGATGCCGGCAGGTTGTCGAGTGCAATCCTTAAATGCGGAACGATATGGGCAAGCCTGCCTGGCTCACCTTACGGCCAGCACCAGCAGAACTTAAGCGATTTGCAGGCCGTTTATTTCAATGCTGGCGGATCGCTGGCGCCAAATTCCTAGATCAATCGGCCTGACGCTTATCAGACGGCCAATGGCATCAGCAAACGCCCAACGCTGCGGGGAGCTTGCTGACATCGTGTCAAACAGCAGCGCAACTCAAAGGAGTAATGTTATGAGTTCATCTACATCCACCCCGCAACAAGTGCTTACCCAGATCGCCGATGCTGAAGTGGCACTGTTAAAATTGCCGCTTCTGGCTTTTGCTCAGGCATTAACGTCACCCGGCGCGAACTTATTGACGGTGCAAAATGCCGCAGCGAATTTATTGCTGCAGGTGCCGCAGCTGTCCGCTCCAGCCCAAACGGCAGCACTCAACATTGCCGGTAACGGGTTAATCGCGTGGATCAGCACAATCGGTAATACGCCAGCCACCGCCACGTCGAGTTCTTCGGCATCTTAATATGCCTGCCACTAATATTATCGGCATCACCCTTGCCGCTTTTATCGTCCTCGCCGGGGCACTCCTGGCGAGGACGCTGGGCTATGCTATCCCACAGGCTGAACTTGTTTCCTGCGGGATGCTTCTCGGCGGCGCTATTGGCCACATCATCGACCTGAAATGGCCGGAGGTGAACAAAGATGGCAAGTGATCTCGATATTGCGCAGGTGGTTCATGACCTATACTGGCAAACGGACAAAATCGATAAAATCATTGATTCCTATGGCGTATGCGTCGGGATCAAACATTTACCTGATGCCACGGTGGTCTGTTTTCGCGGCAGCACGACATTCCTGGATTGGGTGCGCGATTTTGAAGATTTCGCTCAGATGGTCGATGATCCTGATCTGGGTGGCGTACATCCCGGCTTCGCCGAAGGCATGCATGATATATTTGGTGAACTGCGTCCTGATCCGCAAAAACCGACCATCATCACCGGCCACAGTCTGGGAGCGGCCAGAGCATGGGTATATGCGGCATTGGTGGCGGAGCATGACACGGTTATGGCCGGTGATCGTATCGTCGTGTTCGGCTCACCGCTGCCTGGCGCTCAAAAAATAAAAGAACTGGTCACTCCCTATGCCAAAACTGCTTATAAGAACCGCCACGATCCTGTTTGCGATGTGCCGTTTACGATCCCGTATCTTGATCCTTATGTGTTCCCCTGGTCGAATACCCGGTTGAATGTATCGCCGCCGCCTAGCGATCCCTGGGGTCTATTCGCCGATCATCACTTCGAGTTGTATTTCCAGGCCATTACAGCGCAGGCAAAATAGTTGCAACGAAATGATAAATCATCTGCAGAAATGCCATGAGCCATCCGCCACTACGCATCGTCTCACTATCGGGCGGAAAGGATTCAACGGCATTGTATTGCTGGGCGATCCGTCAGTTTGGCAGGGACGGTTTCAAGGCGGTATTCGCCGACACCGGCCACGAGCATCAGGTCACCTATAATTATGTGCGCAATCTGCCCATGATGGCTGGCGGGCCGGACATTCAATGGGTACGCGCTGACTTTACTGACCGGCTGGCTGGTAAAGGCATCGCGGCGTCGGGCAATCCTTTTCTCGATATGATGCTGTGGAAAGGCCGTGCGCCCAGCGCGAAGGCGCAGTTCTGCACCGAGCATGTAAAGCTGCATCCGATTCGTCAGTGGATCGAGAGCATCCGGCAGGACGATGAGGTGAATATATATCTAGGCATCCGTGCCGGGGAATCGCCGCGGCGCGCGAAAATGCCGGAGCGGGAATTCTCGGAATTCTACGATGCCGAGGTTATCAGGCCATTACTGCGTTGGACGGAGTCGGAAGTGTTTTCGTTTCTCGCCGAATGCGGCGTGCCGCCGAATCCGCTATATGCGCTAGGTTTCGGGCGCGTCGGATGCTTTCCCTGCATCCATGCCAATAAGAAAGAGTTGCGCCTGTTGCCGGAGTGGGCCTGGGCGAAGCTGGAGGAATGGGAACGGCGCATAGGCCGGAGTTGGTTTCCTCCTGGCGTCGTGCCCGGTGTGCATATACCGGCCATCGCTGACGTGAGGCTGTGGTGCAAAACCGACCACGGCGGCAGGCAAATGAATATGTTCTGCAGCGACGCGAAGGATGTTCCCAGCTGCATGGCCACCTGGGGCGCCTGCGAATAGCGCACCGATTATTTCAGCGGGATAGAGCAGTGGAAGCTCGCGTGGTTCATTAACCACGAGGTCGCTCGGTTCGAATCCGGCTCCCGCATCCACCATCACCCATCAAAATCATTAATGGAGCACTAGCCATGCGCGACTTTTTCAAAGGCGTTCTGCAATCCAGCAACCGGGAATCCGGCGCTGGCGTCAAAGACGAGCATATCGATTTATTTGCCATCCGCGTCGCCGACGCGGTGGGCACGAAAGAATTCGCTGACCGCTCTGGTCAACGGATAGGAGAATCCTCTCCGCCCAGCTTCGATCTCGGAGCCGGTGAATCTATCAACCAACTATGGAGTAAAACTATGTCCGCATTCACCGATGCTATGGCCGCCGTCGTGGCGACCATCAAAGCCTCTCAAGCTGCCATCGATCCGACGCATATCGCTTCCATCGATGCTTCCATTCAGTCACTCACCACCAGCGAAACGGCGGATGCCGCGGCCATCGCCGACATCCAGGCTGGCCTCAGTGTGTTGACCAGCGGCCTCGCGCCCAGCACTTCCGGCAGCGGCTCGACCGGCACCGCCACAGGCGGCAACGGCACCGCCACAGGCAGCGGTTCCACCGGCAGTGGCCAGTAGCGCCGCTAGAAAAGAAACCCCGCGCAGTCAAGCCGATTGCGCGGGGTGTTTTTATAGGTGATGTTATAATCCTAAACGTTTTCCGGTCGTGCCTTCGGGCACATCGCCCAAGAGTTCATGGATATAGACCCAAGGGATAAAGCCAAATTTCTTTTTAAAGGCGTTTGGTTTCTCTGGATGCCACTGCGGATCATCTGAAAAAAAGAACCCTTTATCATTTATCCCCAGTTTGGTGCCGATCTTGACGTTTTCGACCTGCTGATATTTGACAAGGGCTTCTTCGAGCTTTTCGGCGGAGACCTTTTCCAAGGTCAGCGTCAATTGGCCGCTAAGGCTGTCGGGGCTATGCACTTGCATTCCTTCTTGCTTATTGGACATGGCTGCCTCCTATGCGATTTTATAAACACGTTCTTTGCCTTCACCCTTGGTTCCGGTGATGGTCTGGCCGTGCTTCTCGTGGATTTCCTTTTTCAGATTGGCCATCGCTCCATGCACCGAATGCTTCTGCCAGCCGATGGTATCCATCATCTGTTGAATGGTGACACCTTCCGGACGCGAGAGCAGGTCAATCATGGTCTGCTTCTTCGAAGCGCCTTCACGCTTTTGCTTCGGCTCTCGTTTTTTAGCGGGCGCTTTGGTCTCCGGCTCAGGCGCGGCGGTTTCATTTTCCCCGGCATCATGCGCCGGTGGTTTTTTGCCGATGGCTTCGAAGCCTGCATCCGAGATGATGTAAACAACACCTTCGGCATCGGGGTCTTCCACCACCAGACCATTATGAAACATGGCGTTGACGACCTTGTCGCGGATGAGCGGGCTTTTAATGTGGGTCATGAATTCGCGCACATCGGTCTTGGGCTGCTTGCTTGCCGCCTTCAGGATGCCGCGCTGGCTGTCGGAAATTTTACTCATAAGTTCTCCTTCGGTTTGGTTTCGTAAATGTCCAATGGACACTTCAATGAATGCTTCGAAGCCAAATTCTATCAAGCGCTATAACGCTTATAAGCCATTATAAATGAACAGATTATTCACTTAATCGAGTTGACTCCCCCGAAGTTCTATGGATGACGCGCAAAACACTGAAATATCTGTCGATATGTTCCGGCATCGAAGCGGCGACCGCCGCCTGGCATGCGCTCGGCTGGCAGCCGGTGGGATTTTCGGAAATCGATTCCTTCGCCCGCGCGGTGCTGGCGCATCATTATCCGGACGTGCCGCTGCACGGTGATTTCACGGCGCTGAAGGAAAGCGATTATGCAGCAATTGACCTTCTGGTCGGAGGAACGCCCTGCCAGTCCTTCAGCGTCGCCGGGCTGCGAAAAGGACTTGCTGACGATCGAGGGAACCTCTCCCTTGAGTTTATACGGCTGGCTGAAAAATCTCGCGCCCGCTGGCTGGTTTGGGAAAATGTTCCCGGTGTGCTGTCCATTGACGGAGGACGGGCGTTTGGAACCTTCCTCGGAGGGTTGGCAGAATGCGGGTATGGGTTCGCCTACCGGATTCTTGACGCTCAGTATTTCGGAGTGCCGCAGCGGCGCAGGCGTGTGTTCGTTGTCGGACATCTTGGAGACTGGCGCCCTGCCGCGGCGGTATTGTTTGAGCGCGAAAGCCTGCGCCGGGATATTACGCCGCGCCGCAAAGCGCGGGAAAGCATTGCCGGAACACTTAAAGGCGGCACTGGAAGTCGTGGCTATCCCGACCCCAGCGATGGCGACGGTGGCGGATTAGTTGCCCCCACTCTTGATGCACGTTCCGGACGCAGCGGCGAGAATTCCTTCGCTACCAGCGGCGGGCTGGTCGCTCATTCCCTGCGCGGGCAGCCGAATTGCAGCCACAGGGAAGATGCCGAGACGCTGGTGGCGCACACGCTGCGCGGCGATGGCTTCGACGCCAGCGAGGATGGCACCGGTCGCGGCGTTCCTCTGCTGGCGTTCGGCGGCGGCAACACCTCCGGCAGCATCGACGTGGCGGCTGGGCTTAATGCCAAATCAACGCAACGGCAGGATTTCGATACGGAAACCCTGATTGCCTTCTCCGCCAAGGATTACGGCAACGGCGCGGCGGCGGATGATATCGCGCCGACGCTGCGCGCCATGACGCATCACGGCAGCCACCAGAACGGCGGCGGGCAGCTAGCGGTGGCCATCCCGTTGCAGGAGGTGGGCAAACGTACCGGCGCCTCCACCGACGATGCCAGCATCGGCTCCGGCATCGGCAATGACGGCGATGCCATGTTCACGCTGCAGGCTGCAGCACAGCATGCCGTTGCTTTCGCGCAGAACTGCCGCGACGAGGTGCGTCTCCTGAACGGTGATGGTGATTTGGCCGGTGCGCTGCCGGCACAGCCGGGCATGAAGCAGCAGACTTTTGTGGCGAGCTGCTTTAAGCCCGGCCAGTCAGCAGCATCGCGCAGCATCGGCTACGAAGATGACGTCGCGCCGTCGCTCGAAGGCGGCGGTGGAGGCAACAACAAGCCCGCCGTGCTGCATCCGCTCGACTTGCGCAACGCCATGCGTGACCCGGAGAAGCACGATGCTGTCAACCGGCAGGGCAACGGCGTGGGCGAGGACGGCGACCCGGCGCCTACCATCAGCACGGCGCATACGCCGGGGGTGATATCGCCGATGGCCGTGCGGCGCCTCACTCCCCGCGAGTGTGAACGGCTGCAGGGCTTTCCGGACGATTACACGCTGGTGCCGTTCCGGGGCAAACCAGCCGCCGATGGCAATCGCTACAAGGCGCTAGGCAACAGCATGGCCGTGCCGGTGATGCGCTGGCTGGGCGAAAGGATTCAGGAAATCGACGCGCTGGTTAAATGACCGGCAGGGTAATTTCTTTCCCGTCCTTTGTCTGGCCGAACAGCGCGCCGCCGTCATTACCTTCATCGTCCATCGACGGGAAAAGAAGTGAGCCGTCGTCTAGCACTAGCACGGCGCTGGAGTGCATCCAGTCCATTGCCGCCGTTTCCTTGTCGGTGAGGTAGCGGATGCCGACGATGGTGCGACCGAGCAGTTTCTCCTCGCCGAATTTGCTCCAGCGCATTTTGTGTTCCGCAGCCTTGTCCGATTGATTCAGCGCCTTGGCGCTTGCAGATTTGGTCATGGTCTTTCTCCTCAATGTTAAAGGTTATATTCAGTCGACATCGAACCACTTCATGCAGGTTGTGCGGCACGCTGGCTGGGTGAGAGGATTCAGGACATCGACGGGCTGGTTAAATGACCGGCAGTGTCAGGCAGCCTTCGCGTCGCTGACAAGATGTCGATGGCGTCCATTACCTTCTCCAGCGCCCGCGATTGCCATTCGCTGTAATCGCAGTCGCCATCCATTGCCTTATCGCGGAGGGCTTCGAGTTGTGTGAGCAGATGATTATCGGTAAGCATAAGGTCTCCTTTCACGCTGCATAATTGATTTGTACAAAGATAATTTTATTGTCCTTGCGCCGCCGTGAGACAAAGCACAGCGCGTTGTGGTTTGCCTGCTCGGCGATGGCCTTTAAGACTTTCGCTGGCGTAACTTCTATAGTAATGCCTGCCCTCACATAAAGCGTTGCCTTATCAGTCTGCGCCTGCCTGATTAAGTCGCGTGTCAGCAACACGCCTTTTTCCATGAATGTTGTAGGCTCCATTGTCGTTACTCCTGTTTTAAGTAAATTGATGCTCAGTCGACATCGAACCACTTCCTGCAGGTGTCCAGCAGGTGGTAGTAATCGCCGGATTGGGCTTCCTTAAAGAACTCGTCAATCTCCGCTTTCGACAGTCCAGCCTTCTGCGCGGCGCGCTGGCAAAGACCGAGCACTATAAAGGCGTTGCCGTCCTGACCGACCAGCTGTACATGCACATTGGGATATTTAGCTGTCATAAAACGCTCCTATGCATTGAGTTGGGCTAAGGGAATTGTGAAACTGTTATTGCCGTTACGCAGGGTGACCATGCCGTCTACAATTTGCGTATCCCAGCGTATGCCCTGCTCATCGGTGAAGGCTTCCTCACGGTTGATTGCCACCAGATGTTCGGGATGGATTACGCAGGTGTAGCTATGGCCTTCGGTCAGGACAATCAAGTCGCCCCAGCCATAAGTTTTTTTGCTAAAATTTGTCCGTGTCATATGTCATGCCTCCTGCGTTTCGGTAAGGTTGTAATAAAGGTCGCAGCTGCTGGCATCGTCGGTATAAACCAAGCCTTCCACCTCTTTGGGATCGTTAGAAATATATATGCCGCCAGTGCTTTTGATAACGATTCCGTGCTTCTTGGAAAGCTCGGTTAGCTCTTTCACAAAGGCTGCAAAGCGTTGTTGCTCTAGTTTGCGCCGTTCCTCGTGTTCTTCATGTTCTTTTTTATTCATTTTCGGCTCCTTTGGCTGATTTACCTTACACATTCATAATGCTCCTATGACGAAATAAAGCAACTGAATAAGAGCTATATTTACATTATATATCAATATATTAAGCAAGCTATCCGCTTGGCCGGCAGTGTGTCCGATACGATACATTTTATGCAATATAATCCTTGTGGATTTCGCCATGTGCCTTCCTGCCAGCCGTATGGGGATTCCACCAGAAAATGCCCGTTTTTCTTGCCTTGAAATGCCCGCGCCGCCAGTGGAAGCGCACACCTGATCCATCCTCGGTTTCGGCCAGTTTAAGGTAATGTTGGATTTCTTTATTGAGGTCGACCACCTGATAAACGCAAAGCGGGAATTTGCCTAGTTGCAGACGCTTCTTATTGATGCGCGATAAATCCTCCGGTGGGCGGAATTCAGTTATGCGAGGGGAATTTAAGCGAACCACAAAATCGAAAATGATCATGGTGGAGACATATTTAAAATTTTCCTCTGCAACCGAAATGCCGTTTGCATCCTCAATATCCATTTTGAAGGTATCGCCTTCCTGCTTTAGCGATGCGGGGAAAAGCCGGATGTGATGGATTTCAAACCATTTCATTTCACCGCGTGTAACGCCGTGTACGAAATAACACATGATGGCCGGATCGCCGTTTGCAACGGGTTTGGTATATAATAATGCGCCCATGCGCGATTCCAGGTCGGCGAATTGCCACTCCATCCACATCGGGTCGTGGATAAGCGCGAACCATTCCTTCGCCTTCATGATGGTATCGGCGGTGGCAAGGCGCTTAAGCGATGCGCCGGTGAAGGCATTACTGAGTGTAAATTTATGGGCTTTACGCAGGACTTCCTGAAAAGGGGTTATATTTTCAAAAGGCATGCTATCGCCGCACAGCTGCGGACTCTTTTCATAGTTCTTTATGTATTCTTTGGCTTGCCTGATATCCTCATCGTTGAGCATGCCTTTAATTTCTTCATCGCTGGCGCCAGCTTCTTTACGCCTAAGCGCCTCATCCATTTTTGGAAAGAGAGGTCTTAATTTTGTGCAATCGAGCCATTTTTCGAGCATGAAATCGCACAACATGGCTATGCTCCTGACGCTTTGCCGGGTTCGTCGAGAACGCGCTTGCAGATGGCCAGCACCTCGTCGGGAACGCCGGACAAGCTGACGAGATAAGGACGATCCTCATCGACGACCGAGGATTGATGCACGGTGTGTCGGGAAAAATCCGGCGCGATGACGAGGCAGCGCCCGTCGCGGAAGAACGCCTGCCATGTGCGGGAGCCTTGCGGGTCGTGCAGCACGGCGTAAAGCTGGTCGTAAATGTTCATGCTTGAATCCTTTCGCCGGTTGCGGAGTCGATGCGTATGCCGACATAGCGGGCATAAGCATGGCCGGAGGGGTCAACGTAAAGCGTGTGGCGCAGGGGCGCGGTAATTTCGACCGCTTGGCGGATTTTATCCTTGAAGCCGCCTTTGCCCGCCAGCCAATCGCGGTCAGCAAAAAAGTTGGTGACGAAGTCATCGTATTCCCACGGACTCAACTGCCGGGTTTCGATGATTGCAACATCGTCGGCTTCGTAATCGGGATTGCCTGCCGCCGCCTTGATATCATCAATGCCGGTCGGCTTGCGGGCGAAGCGCACTAAAACAGGTGCGTCATTGCTGTTGCTCATAATCATTCCTTTCTATGGGCTGGGTTGCTGGGCTGAGTGTGAATAGTAAATCCCCGCTGATGGCATCGCAGGAATAGGTGATGTCCTGCATGGCATTGCTGTCTTCGAGGATAAACACGCCGCCGGTGCTCACGATGCCGACGCCGTGCTTTTTTGAAATCGCGGTTAGCTCCCGCACAAATTGTTCAAATCGCTGTTGCTCGGTCATGGTTATTTTCCTTTCGCTTGCCGTTTTGCGTAGGCCATTCCATCGTGAAAGGCGGCTTCAAGGGCATCATGGAGGCACCAGACCGATACCTCGTGAAAATCAAGGCTATCGCTGTGGCGCGTTTCCAAAGTTTTGATGCACAGTTTCTCCAGCGCAATCTGCCGCAGGGTCGCTTCGATTTTTTCATTATCTATGGGCTTCATAAAATCCTCCGTGGTTGGTAGGTGGCGTATTTGCCTTCGTTAAAAGTCATGTCGCAGATGTCCTTGACCGTTATCGTCAGGCTTTCAATCGTGTTTACGTGCGACCAGTTCGCCTTCGCCGGGTTGATAAAAAAATCGCTTTCGGCGGGGGCGTTTAGCCGCTCCAGCATCGCCTCAAGGCCAAACACATGGGCAGCGTAAATGCTGGTGGCTAGTTGCTGGCTGTTCATGATTGCCTCCTTACCGCACCATGCGATGCATGAACATTGTGGCGTCGTAGACCGCCTTGGCATTGACCAGCATGCCTTCGATGCCAGCTAAGTGGCCGATAGCCATGTTCTGGTCTTTGGTGCTTGCCGCTTCGTTGGCTTCCGTAACCGCTTGCAGGGCGTTTTCCAGCAAGCTCTTGATGCAGGCGATGTTGGTGGCGACCACCTGTTTGCGCGTATCGTTGTGAAATCCTTTGCTCATAAAATGCTCCTTTGTTGGGTTAATCGTTTGCGTATTCGCCTTCCTGAAACACTAGGTCGGACAATTCTTTCACCTTGATTTCGATGCGGCGGATGTCGCCGAGGTCAGCCCAATCCGGCTGCGCATGGTCGACGAGGAAATGTTTTTCGTAGGGTGTTTCGTTCAACCGCTTCAGCATTTTCCTGATGCTGGCGACATTATCGTTATATTCCTTGGTCACTTGCGCTTGGTGTTTCATGGCCTGGCTCCTTTCGGTTGTTTGATCCTATCCCTGCGGACATCTACATAATGCTCCGAACACAGCGTTTATCAACTGAAAAAGTGACTAATTCGCATTATATATCAACATATTAAGGCGATTATCAACTTGACTAGCAGTGTGTCCAAATTATGGCCAATCCGAGCGTTCCCGTCGCCATGCTTGCCAGGCTGTTCAACTTCACCGAACGCCGCGCCGAAGCGCGGCATGGACGGCAAACGCATCACCAAATAACAGGCAATCCATGACCATCACCATTCTGCAGGGCGATTGCCTGGAGGTGCTGCGCGCCCTGCCGGAAGGCTCGGCGCATTGCTGCGTCACCAGCCCGCCTTACTGGGGCTTGCGCGATTACGGCATGGACGGCCAGATCGGGCGCGAGGAAACGCCGGAAGCCTACGTCGAAACTATGGTGTCGGTATTTCGCGCCGTTCGCCGTGTGCTGCGCGACGATGGCACACTATGGCTCAATCTCGGCGACTCTTACGCCGGAAGCGGCAAAGGCGGCCAATCGGAGGAGAAGCGCAGCAAGAACTGGCAACCGGCATATTCCAACAAGGGACTTGTTCCTGCGGGATTGAAGCCGAAAGACCTGGTGGGCATTCCGTGGATGGTGGCCTTCGCGCTGCGCGCCGATGGCTGGTACCTGCGCAGCGAAATCATCTGGCATAAGCCGAACGCCATGCCGGAGAGCGTCGAAGACAGACCGACCACGGCGCACGAGCGCATCTTCCTGCTCAGTAAGGAGCCGAAATATCACTACGATCACCTGATCATCAAGGAAGACGCGTTGGAAGCGGATGGCAGGCTCCCCGGCATCGTGCGGGATAGGGTTTTCGATTACGATTCCAAGCTGCGTGTGACGCGGCCAAGCAAAAGGCGCGGCGAATTTGCCGGTAAGACGCAGGCGCTGCCCGGCAGGGAGGCATTCCGCGCCGTGGTGGAGAAGCGCAACAAGCGCACGGTGTGGGAAGTGCCGTTTCAGCCGTTTACCGGCGCGCATTTCGCGGCCTATCCGCCGAAACTGATCGAGCCATGCGTGCTGGCGGGTTGTCCGCAGGGCGGCACGGTACTCGATCCGTTCTTCGGCGCTGGCACCACCGGCCTGGTCGCTGACCGGCTGCAGAGAAACTGCACCGGTATCGAGATCAACCCCGAATATATCGATATCGCGGCAAAGAGAATCAAGGAGGAAGGCGGCATGTTCACCGACATACGCACAGCCTCGCCGCAGGAGACGGAACATGCGCAGCGGGCATGAACAGGTATCCGCGAACCATTTTTAAACCAACCAGGAGAACATTTATGAGCAAAGACAACACCATCATTTTAGGCGGACGGGAATTTCCGATTGCGCCGCTGACCTTGGGCCAAATGAAGCAGGCAGGCCCGGCTTTCACGCGCATTGGCATTGATACGCCGGAAGGCGTGGCCGCGCAGACCACGCTTCTTTATCTGACCATGCACAATGCCGATCCTAAAATTACGCCTGCGGATGTTGATGCCATTCTCGGCGTTACTTTTCCGGAACTGAAAATAGCCGTGGAAAAAGTGGCGATACTGATGGGCGTTGAGACGCGGGCTGTCGAACCGGGGGAAGCCCTGCCGGTTCAACCGGCAGCCTCGACAACCTCGACTGGGTCGAAATCTACGGCAGTCTGATGACGGCGTGCGGCTATACGCATGCCGAAATCGATGCACTGCCTTTTCCTGCTTATCTTGATCTCCTCGCATACTGGCGCCGAAACCCGCCCGCGCACATGCTGCTGAAGTGGTTCGTCGGCTACAAGGCTTGAACCATGTCCTCTAATATTGCCGTAAGTATAAGTGCGGACGTTACGAGCCTCACGGCTCAACTCGCCGTCGCCAAAGCCAATTTATCGTCGACCACGGCGGAATTGCGTAATATGGCGGCGCAGATGCGCGAAGCCGGATCTTCGGCATCCGACAGTTTGAAAGCGGGATTGCAGCAAGCGGCCGCAGCCGCCGTTTCAGCGCAATCCAGCGTTTCAAGCCTCCGTGGCCAGATTCAATCCGCGAAGCCGCCACTGGACGAACTATCCAACGGCTACGAGCATCAATCCCAAATCATCCGCGAAAAACTGATCCTCGCCCATGAAGGGCTGATGGGCAATTACAAGCGCATGGTCGGTTCGATAGTGGTGCTGTCCGAACGCACCGGAGGTCTAGCTGGCGCTCTGGGTACGCTGATCACGCCGACGACGCTGGTCGCTGCCGCCGTAGTAGTCGTAGCCGGTGCTTTCATTAAAGCAGTGGCCGTTGGCGAGCGGATGGCAGAATCCTTCGGCGAAATCAAAGCGGCGATGGATGCGACCGGCGCCGGCTTCGGTGTCAGCAAAGACCAGATCGCCTCCTATATCGACAATCTTCGCCAGCTGCACGGCGTGAACACCGAGACCGCCACCGAAATGGTGGAGATGTTTGCGCGGCAGCGCGATATCGGCACCAGTTCCTACATGGCGCTTGGGCAGGCCGCCGCGGGTTATGCGCGGGTCACCGGAAGCGACGTGCCGAAAGCCGCCCAGGAACTGGTGTCGGCGCTCAATGGCGGCTATGACAGCATTTCAAAGCTCGACCAGCAGTTTCCCTTTCTTTCGACCGCGCAGGCGCAGGCGATCCATGATTTTGAAGCCAGCGGACAGAAAGCGCAGGCGATGGGCGTCGCTATCAGCGCCCTGCAGGCGAAGTTCGGGCCGCTGGTGGGTGACGGTCTGACGCCGCTGCAGATCGGCACGAACGAACTTAAAGATTCCTGGCAAGGATTGACCCGCGCTATCGGCGAAAGCACCTGGCTTAAGAATTTCACCACCGGCCTCGCGGTGGTAGAGCTTGGCCTAGCCAAATTAATTAGCCTGCTGCATGGAGCAAAGCAGGGAGTTCAAGAATTTAGCGCCAGCAGTGCTTCTATTGCTGGTGCCAAAGTCGCCAATATTCCTTCAGCCGGTACGCCAACATCCGACACCAGCGCCGCCAATGACCAACTGCGTATCCTGCGTGAAATTCAGGACGAGAATCTAAAACTTAACGCCGATGATGCCGAGCGCGGGCGCATCAAGCAGGAACTGGCGCGCGATGAAGAAGCGCTGAAAACCGCCACGGGCGGTGAAGCCTCGATCATTCAGGACAATATCGCTCTGCTTCAACGCCAGCAGCGCGAACTCAATAATCGCGTCGGTTCTGGCCAGATCCAAGGTTTGCGCGACCAGCTTGAGCAAGAGCTTGTGCAGCGCAAGCTAGTCGGTGATCAGGAAAAGCAATATGAGCTGCAATTCTGGCAGGAGCATCTCGACCAGGTGCAGGCCGGATCGAAGGCGGAAATCCAAATCCGCAAGCAAATCGCAGCCGACCAGCACGAAATCAATACTAAGGCGCTTTCCGACGAGTGGCAGAATTTTTCTGAAAACATGCGCCTCAAGATCGAGGCGTCGAAAACTAATGTCGCGCAGCAGATCGCGCTGGCCGAGCAATGGGTAGAAAAAGGCCAGTCGCTTTACGGCGATGACATTAAGAATTACAAGACCGCGCTTGACGAAAAGACGCGCCTGCTGCAAGCGCAGATTCAGGATGAACGCAAAATCCGCGAAATCGCGCTGCAAAGCCAGGCGGAAATCTTAAAAATTGATCTTGCCGGAACGCCCGCGCCAAAAGGCAAAGGCGGCGAAGGCATTATCGACTCGCTGTTCGGCGATGTCGATGGCAGCGGCGCTAAAGCCGAACTTGACCGGCGCATGGATGCCTTAAAGGCGGAATTCACTGCAAAGCAAGCCGAATTTAACGATGTCATCAATGACGGCAACAGCACGCCGGTGCAGATCGCCGAAGCGCAGGCAAAGCTGGCAGCAGCCACCGAGCAATACGCCATCGATGCCACGAATCTCAATAAGCAAGCGGCGCAGCAGGTTACGCAGGCATGGGAAAATGCTTTTGCGCCGATTGAGCATGCCTTCAGTTCTTCGATTGAGGGCATGCTGCAGGGAACGCAGACCCTGCAGGCGGGGATGCAAAAGCTCGCCCAATCGATGGTGCTGAGTTTCATTCAATCCGGCATCAAACAGGCGTTCGCAGGATTATCCAAGGAATTAGCGAGCCTGTCTGCGCCGGTATTCGGGCAAAAGGGCGCATTTCCGGGAGTGGGTTCCGCCCTTGGCCTCGGCGGCGGAGCTACAGGACAGGCGACGCAAACGACCGCGCTGACCGCCAACACCACGGCGTTGACGTCGTTGACGACGGCGCTCACCGGCCACGGCGCGGTTGTGACCGCCAATACCACGGCGACCACGGCTGGCACGGCGGCAACGACAGGCAATACTGCTTCGCAGACCTCCAATGTGGTCGGCAACACCGTTCAAACCAGTACCAACACTGCCGCCATCGCGGCGAACACGACGGCGCTGTCTTCAGCATCCGCTTCATCCGGTGGTGGCGGATTATTCAGCAGTTTGATGGCTTTTCTGCCTGCCTTCGATGTCGGCAGCAGCAACGTGCCGCGTGATATGGTGGCGCAAATCCACCAGGGCGAAATGATCGTGCCCGCAGCGCATGCATCGGATATTCGCTCCGGCCATTCCATGCTGGGCGCTGGCAGCCGCAGTATGGCGCTGCCCGCTGGTGCTGCCGAAAATATGCGCGCGGCGGGATCGGATGAATCTCCCGGCTCCATGGGCGGCAATACTTACAATTCCCGTTCATCGGGCGATGTGAATCTGCATTATTCGCCATCGGTTAACGCCCATAGCAATGTCGATCTTTCCAGCGTTCTTGCGCAGCAGGGATCGGCCATGCGCCGCTGGCTTACCAATCAAATGCGTAATGGTTCGCTCAAGACCCAACATTAATATTTTACCAAACGGTTTTAAGCATGGCTCTTATCAAATGCGCCGGTTTCGATTACCTCACGCCGCTGGCGCCGAGCTCGGCGTTAGCCAGCCTCGGCTTCACCAATGCTACCATACTGCCGGGGCAAGGACGCGCCGGTGGCGGTGCGGCTAAGTTGGGGCAGATCAACCTACCGGCACGGCTGGGCACGTTCTATTGTGGTTTCGCGCTCAACAATCCATCGGGCGTTACGATTGATTTCAACGACTCGACCGAAGGCACGAATTTCAGTCTTGCATTCAGTTCGGCGGGCGCGATTACCTGCACGCCGGTGTCGGGTGCCGCCGTGTCATCGGCGCCCATGGCCGTCATTCCCGGCGCGGTGTGGCAATATATCGAAGTGTACGGAGTGATTACAGCGACCGGTGGTGCTGTGACGGTGCGCGTCAATGAAACAGTCGTCCTGTCGATGGTTTCGGCCAATACCTCCTACCGGGGTTCAACCGGCGTTGACCAACTCAGTTTCGATTACAATGTCGTCGTCGATGATTTTTACATCTGCGACAACAGCGGTGCATCGCTGAACAATTTCCTCGGCAATACCCGCGTACCGGCGCAATTCCCCAATGGCACCGGGGCATCAACGCAATGGACGCCGACCGGATCGGCTTCGTTCAACTGGCAACTGGCGAGCAATCCTTATATGGACGATTCTTCTTATGTGTATTGCGGTACGCCGGGCGATATCGATCTTTATACGTTATCGCCGGTAGCAAATTCGCCGCTGATCATGGCGGTACAAAGCATTGTGGTGGCGCGTCAGGATGATTCCGGCCAGCGCCAGATTAAATCCGTCATTCAATCGGGGTCGGCGCAGGCAACCGGCGCCGTGGTCAACACCAGCGGCTCTTACGCTGGGCATAGCGATATTTTCGTCTCCGATCCCAATACCGGCAGCAGCTGGACATATGGGGCGGTGAACGCGCTGCAGGTAGGCGCCGAGCTCGTAACCTGACATGGCCGCCCGCGCTAATTTTATCGTCGCCGAAACCGCGGCGAAAGGTACTGCGCCTGTGCGCGTCGATCAGGTGGCATTGGAAATCGTCGGAAAGACGACTGCGCCGATTCGGTTCAATGCCGCCTTTACCGAAGCTGCAGCCAAAGGCATAGCGCCGCTGCGTCTTGGCTTTGTCGCCATCGAAACTCTGGTTCTAATAGAAAGCCCACCCACCGTGAGCACTGAAAAATTCCCACTGTCGCCGGGTCTTACCTGGAGCGTGCATGTCGCGCCGAAATTCAATACCCGCGTCGCTGGGCATGTATCAGGGCGCGAAATCCGCACGGCCTGGCAACAATATGCGATATACGATTTTACACTGTCTTTCGACGTGCTGAATGGCGACGCCGCGCAGGAAATCCAAACGCTGATGGGTTTCTTTCTAGCTCGGCAGGGGCAATACGATACATTCCTTCTCGATCTTGGTGCTGTCACGCAGAATTCAGCCGATAGCTATGTGACGCTGGGCGCGCAGGGCGTAGGTGATGATGTTTCTACCGTATTTCCGTTGATGCGCACGGTGGGCGAAGCCTCCGAGCCAGTGGGCTATGTATTCACCGCCGATCTTGCCGATGTGTACGTGGCAGGCGTGCTGCAAGACCCGATGAGCTATTCTTACGCCACGCCTAATATTCTTACCTTCAACACCGCGCCCATGAGCGGCAGCCAGATTATCGCATCCTTCCGTTATTACTTCGTCTGCCGGTTTGCCGCTGATGCACAGGACTTTGAAGAATTTATGGCGAATCTATGGACGCTGCATGAACTTAAACTGACATCGGTACTGCCATGAAATCCGCTCCTTCCGCCGTTATCTCTGCGCTGCAGACGAGCCGCGAGTTGGCTTTTGCCGATTGCTTTACCATCACGCTAGCCGATGGCACCATCGCCCGTTACACTAACGCGCAATATAACGTATCGATTCCGGTGCCGGGCAATCCGGCGCTGCTTTTCGTTGCCGGTGACATTCTGGTGGATGGGCTAAAGCTCAAGCAAACCTGCGGCATCGATATTGACGAGCAATCCATTGATATTTCCTTTAAGCCGACTTCAACCATTGCCGGCTTGCCCTGGCCGATAGCTGTGCGTGAAGGACGGTTTGACGGCGCCACGATTGAACGCGCGCGGGCGGTACTAACCGCGCCAGGCGGCGCGGTGATCGGCAGCGCGGCGGTCATTGTTTTCCATGGGCTGGTTGCCACGGTCGATAATATTGGTCGCCTCAGCTGCAAGATGACCGTGAAATCCATGCTGAATAAGCTCGCGGTCGATATGCCGCGCGATATTTGGCAGCCATCCTGTCTCAATACCCTTTATGACGGGCTTTGCACCATGGTCAAAGCGGCCAATGCATCTTCGGGCACGGTAGGCGCCAGCCCGACATTTTCCTTTATTCCGTGGTCAGGCTCCGCGGCAGATACCTATGACCAGGGCACTATCACTTTTGAAAGCGGCGCTAATGTCGGCGTATCGCGCACGGTACAGTTATCCACGTCATCCGGCTTAACACTCTCGCGCCCGCTGGATTACATGCCGGTCGCGGGCGATAATTTCGTTGTTTACAAAGGCTGCGACAAAACAATGGTTACGTGTCAGAGCCGCTTTGGCAACCTAGCCAATTTTCGCGGTTTCCCGTTTGTGCCGCCTCCCGAACTGGCAATGTACTGAGATTTTTCCATGAATGAACTGGAACAGCGCGCCGCCGTGGTAGCAGAAGCCCGGCGTTGGATTGGTACGCCTTATCACCATTTGGGTGATGTGCTGGGCGCTGGCGTGGATTGCGGCATGCTGCTGGTGCGCGTTTATGTCGATACCGGCGTGGTGCCGCCGTTTGATCCAAGGCCATATTCTCCGCAATGGCACCTTCACCGCGATGACGAGCGTTATCTTGGTTTCCTGCTGGAGCGCGGCATCGAAGTAAGCGAACCGCAGCCGGGTGACATTATGGTGTGGAAGATTGGCCGCTCGTTTGCGCATGGCGGCATTGTCGTCGGCTGGCCGCTGGTGGTGCATGCCTATCAGCCGGAAGCTCGCGTAGTCGAATCTGACATATCGTTGCCTTCGCCGTTATCTGAAAACAAGAGGCAGCGCTTCTTTAATCCATGGGGGCGTTCATGAGTTGGCTTTTCGGCGGCGGAAAGGCGCAGAAGCCGGAATTCACCGACATCGCCATTAATACGTCCATATCCACCTTGCCGGTGCCGATGATATGGGGACGCGCAGCTGCTGGCATTAACTTGCTATGGTACGGCAACTTCCAGGCCATACCGCAAAAGGTTCACGGCGGCAAAGGCGGCGGCAGCGGATGCTTTGCGCCGGAAACATTGATATCAACGCCACGCGGCCTGCGCCCGATCGCCGAGTTAAGACGCGGTGATGCCGTATGGTGTATCCACCCAGAAACAGGTGCCAGGGTTTTTGGCCATGTACGCCTTACCCATAAGCATGACGTTGCCGAAAGCCACGACCGTATGCTGCGTATTCTGCATGAGCGCGGGGAATTGCACGTTACCGAAAACCATTATCTCTGGAAGGATGGTACGGAGAAGATTGAGGCTAAGGATTGGCAAGTTGGCGATACGCTGGTGTTTGCGGGCTGGCTTGCATCTAAAATAAAGGAAATCGTTTCCGCGCCCGATATCGAATTCACCTATAATCTTACCATCGAGCCGCATCACAATTACCTTGCGGATGGTGTGCTGGTGCATAATGGCGGCGGCAGCAAAACCGGCAGTTATGATTATCAGACCGGACTCATTTTAGGCATTTGCTGTGGCCCGATAAACGGCTTCGGCAATATCTGGAAAGGTAAAGACCAATACGGTAGCCCCGGCGCGCTGGGCTTAACCGCTTTTCTAGGTTCTTCATCGCAGACGGCATGGGGTTGGTTGGTTTCATTCAATGCCGCTCAGGCACTGAATTACCATTATATCTCCTATCTCGCTTCCGCCAATTTTGACCTTGGCTCTAACGATGCGCTGCCGCAGCTGAAAGTCGAAACCTACGGCGCACTTTACAACACCGGCATCAACGGGCGCGGCGATGCCGATATTCCGCTGGTAGCTGAGGATTACCTTATTGGCCTGCATGGTGTCGGCCTGCCATCGAACTGTATCGATAACGGCTCGTGGTTTTCCGGCCCGGACGCGACCACCACCGGCGATGCGTCATGGCAGACCTATTGCCGGGCGCTGGGGCTGGATTTTTCGCCGAGCCTGGCTTCGGTGGAAAAAGCCAATGACGTGCTGGCGCGCTGGTTTCAGATTACCAATACCGCCGCCGTATGGTCTGGAGCGGTCTTAAAAGCAATTCCCTATGGCGATCTGCCCGTCACCGGTAATGGCTATGTGTTCGTGCCGGACGTCACGCCGGTCTATAATTTAACCGATAGCGATTACGTAAAGCCAGACAATGCCGATCCGGTGCAGCTGATACGCTCCGACCCGAACGACGCTTATAATTGTTTCCGTCTAGAATTTTCCGATAATACGGTTCTCTACAACGCTAATATTGCCGAAGCGCGCGACCAGGCAAGCATTGAGGCTTTCGGCCTGCGCGTCGCCGACCAGATTCAGGCCGATGAATTCACTCAAAGCACGGTGGCAACTACCGCTGCAAACCTGATTTGCCAGCGGTCGGTTAATATCCGCAATACCTATACCTTCAAACTCTCTTGGGAATATTTCCTGCTGGAGCCGATGGATCTGGTCACGCTCACCGATAGCGGTATGGGCATGACGGAAGTGGCGGTGCGCATCACCTCCATTGAGGAAGACGACCAGGGCATTTTAACCATCATCGCCGAAGAATTTCCTTCCGGCACAGCGACCACGGCTGCTTATTCCACCCAAGGCAATAGCAGCAACCTGACTATCAATCCTGCTGCGATTCCGGATCCAGTTAACACGCCGGTCATTTTTGAACCGGATGCTACGCTCACAGCAGGCGTGGCGCAGGTGTGGATTGCCGCTTCCGGTGGCGCTGCCGGTGTGGCTGATCCGAATTGGGGTGGCTGCAATGTCTGGCTCTCGGCCGATGGCACCAATTATTCCATGGTCGGCACCATTACCGGCCCGGCGCGCATGGGCGTGCTGACGGCAACGCTGCCGTCATTCACCAGCGCCAACCCCGACAATTCGCATACGCTTGCCGTAAATCTGAATGAAAGCGCTGGCACACTGACCTCCGGCACTTCTGGCGATGCCGCAGCCTACCGCACGCTCTGCTATTGTGACGGCGAATTGCTTTCTTATGAAACCGCCACGCTGACAGGCACCGGACTTTATAATCTTACCACGCTTTACCGTGCCCTTTATAACACCACGGCCAGCGCGCATTCTTCGGGTTCGCAATTTGCCCGCCTTGATGGCGCGGTGTTTGAGTACGATCTGCCGGAAGCCTATGTCGGCGTGCCGATTACGGTTAAGCTGCAGAGCTTTAATATCTGGGGCGGCGGCGTGCAGGATTTATCTACCTGCACGGCCTACAGCTATACGCCGGTCGGTACCGGATTTCCGCTTTTAAGTTCAAGCGGTAGCTATGGCGGCATTACCTATAATGCCGCAGGGCAAGTGGTGGCCGTGGCATCTGGTGCCGGTGTCAATCCTTACGATATCGCCGGTTTTCTGCCAGGCATTCCCACAGCGGGGCAAACTTTGTTTCGTGTCGAGATGGTTCGTGCAGTCACTTTGCCAGCCAGCCTCACCGGAAGCCGCGCCGTGTGCCAGACCGCGCCCACCGGCGCCATCACTTTGTCGATCAAGCAAAACGGCACGTCGATCGGAAGCATTAATTTTGCGGCCAGCGCCACTACCGGCACGTTCACTTTTGCCAGCCAGGTGATACTGAACCCCGGCGACGTGTTTGAACTCGATGCGCCAAACCCTGCCGATGCGACATTTGCAGGTATTAGCACCACCATCACCGGAACGAGGTAATTTATGGTAGAAATTTTTTGGGACGGATTCGATAAATACGGCCCGCTGAATGCGTACACCTCTTACTCGACCATGGGCGACGAATGGACAACCCTGCCGGCATTGGGCTATGGGGTACTCGTTGCTGGCCGCTTTACGGGCAGCCTGGCACTGAACCTTACCTACGGCTATACCGCCAGCCGTACTCTGCCCAGCAACTATTCGCGCCTGATCGGCGGTGTCGCCATGCAGCCCAGCCTGTCAGGCAACTGCGGCGTTATATTCACCGATATCGGCACCGACCAGTGCGCTGTAGGATTTAATTCTTCCGGCAAGCTGGTGCTGTGGCAGGGTGGCCTCGGCGGTACGCAGATCGCCATTTCTTCTGCCTCCATCACCGCCAATAGCTGGCATTATGTCGAATGGGATTTGACCTTCGCGTCGAGCGGCACCTACACCGTCTGGCTCGACGGCGTGCAGGTGTTCACCGGCAGCGGCAATCTCAAAACCAGCAGCAACTCCTACGCTAATTCGTTGATACTCTATGGGAGCAGCAGCGGCTCCGGCAGCAATTTCGATGATATGTACTTGTTCGATAGCACCGGCAGCACCAACAACGCCCAGCGCGGCGATAGCCGGGTAGAAACGCTGTATCCCACTGCCGATGCATCCGTTGCTTTCTCGCCCAGCCAGGGAGCGATTGGCGCGTATTACAGCCTGCAGGAATTGACCGGCTATATGTCGGCCAATATTCTGTTCTTACGCAAATTCACGGCACCCGTGTCGGGAACCTTGAACAGCATCAGCATCATGCCGCAGAGCACCTCTGTGGGCGCCAATTTCAAACCGACTGTTTATGCTGATAATAGCGGTTCGCCCGGCACGCTGCTATCTGGCGGCTCGACCGTCACCGGCTGCACCGGGTACACGGCATTAACCTTGCCGCTTACGACCGCGCAGAGCTTGACGGCGGGCACCAACTACTGGATCGGCTATGTTACCGACACGGCGCTCTCCATGCAGCGCCAGGATGCCACCGGCTTTGTGACGAGTGCCGGTTATACCGCCAGTATCACGTTTTCAAGCGCGCCGCCGTCCACCGCGCCCAGCATGAGCTCCGGCCAGTACAGCCTGCAGGTGTGGGGCAACGTCACCGGCATGAGCACCAATTACACCGAAACAAACGAGGTGCCGCCAGGCGGCGATGTAAGCTGCGTTACCTCAAGCACGGTCGGCGCGGAGGATCGCTACAATTTCGGCTCGCTCAGTTCCACGCCAAGCAACATCGCCGGTGTCAAGGTTTCGGCCTTGTTGCGTAAAACCGATAGCGGCGCGCGCACGGTGACGATGCAGCTTAAATCCGGCAGCACGGAAGTGACCGGCTCGTCTCAATCCCCAACCACATCCTACCTTTATTATTCCAGTTACCAGGATACCGACCCCAACACATCGGCGGCATGGACGGCAAGCGGTGTTAATGCCGTGTCAGCCGGAGCGAAGATCGCAACGTGACAAACGTCAACCTTACCCAAACCGCGCTTGAGGTTCTGCGTAAAGGGCAGCCGGGCATCAATCAAAGCCAGGTTACCGCGGAAGTTCTGCGCGGTGGCGTTCCCCCGGTCAAGCTGGGGCAAGCGGTGTTGGAGGTTCTGCGCAGCAGCCTTACCGTGACGCCAGCGAATGTGAACGTGACGCAACTTGCCTTGGAAGTTCTGCGGCAAGGGCAAGCGGGAATATCTCTCAGCCAGCTTGCCGTCGAAGTTTTATACGGCAACGGCAGCGGCGGCAGCACGGCTGCCCTACCGTATTTATGGATCATGACATAGGAGTGTATTGTGGCATTATCACTTGAATGGGCTTGTGGCTTCGAACAATTCGGAGCCATCAGCGATCTCAATCAGATTGCCGAGCCATGGACTGCTCAAGGCTTTTTCCCCCAGTTCATGACCATTTCCACCACCACCGGGGTTCGTTCCCTGCAGGGGAACGGTGTTACCCCGAAGGCGCTGAACCTTGGCAGCTATCTAAGCTCTGGTGTGCTGTGGACGGTACCCAATATCGGCACGCGCTATTTAGGCATGGGCTGGTATATATCGTTGCTGCCGTCCGCTGAAGCTACTCTTTTACAATTCACCGCGACGCCGCCGAGCGTTTTAAGCAGCGCGGGCGCGGACGGCTTTCGTATCACGCTCGACAATACCGGCACCGTCCGCATACGTCAGAATTCAAACAATGCGGTGCTGGTTACGTCATCGGCCTATGCGGTCAGCTCCAACACACAATATTGGCTGTCGGTTTCCTGTAATCCGAATTCCGGCTGGGTGACGTTCGCCTTGAACGGCACGGTGATCGCCACGGCAACCATCGGCATCAACTTTGCGCTTCAATACATTACTATCGCAGGCGTGGGTAATGGAAATCTCGTCATTGACGATTTGGTTTCCTATTCCACGGATGGCACCGATACCGCATCGACGCTAGTGCCGCCGCGCTCGGTATGGACAAGCCTGCCCAATGCCGTAGGCGACGATACTGAGTGGTCGCGCGTGGGCGGCGCTATCGCTAATTGGTCTTCGGTCGATGGGCAGGCATATCAAACCACCACCTACAATACGACCAACCAGACCGGCACGCTGGATTATTACAACACCACCGATCTTCCGGGTGCTCCCACCGTAATCGACGGCATTGTCGTTACCGCTTGCGCCCGCAAGGAGGATTCCGGTACGCGCGATCTTAAATTGCATGCCCGCGTCAATGGCGTCGATGACGTTTCCTTGCCGTTTACCCTGACCACCGGCGCAGCCTTCTGGTATTTATCGGCCACATTCACGCAGGCGCCCGGCAGCGTGGCCTGGACGCCCTCGGCCATTAATCTCTGTCAGCTGGGATTGGAATCGGCTTAATGGGCACGTTCGGAGATGTCGAGCAGATTGCCCTCATTACCGTTGGCGACGGGCAGAAGCAGGCCAGCGTTGAGCAGCTTGCCCTGGTTACTGTGGGCGACGGGGCGAAGCGTATCAGCGTCGCCGCGGGTGCCATCATCATTGTGGGTAACGGGCCGGGCATCGCTGATATTGGTCAGGCTTCTCTTACCACTGTCGGTAACGGCCCCGGCATCGCCGACATTGCGCAAACAGCCATGGCCGCTGTCGGTGACGGTTTAGGCGTGGCCGACATTGCTCAAGCCTTCACCTCCGTGGTCGGAGCATGAACACTTCAATTAGGCTGCCTGCGGTTGCAGCCTGCCTATTTCGTTAAGTTTGCCGGTGATCTCAGCCGGAACCATCTGGTCAAGCGGCAGGCGCAGAAAGGCTTTGATGCGGTATTCGAGCAGGTCATAGACATGCTCGAATTCCGCCAGGCGTTCTGCTTCCGAACCGGCGAACTTGGCCGGATCGGGCAGGCTCCAGTGTCCTCGGATCGGCTTGCCGGGGAACAACGGGCAGGATTCCGCCGCGCTCTGGTCGCAGACGGTGATGACGATATTGATAGGCTTGCCCTTGAATTCGTCCCACGTTTTACTGCGCAGACCGAATACCGGCACTTTTTGGATTGCAGCGTTTTAAGCGTCAGCGGATACACCGTGCCGGTGGGGAAGCTCCCGGCGCTGAAGGCGATAAAGCTGTCGCTGCCTAAGTGATTAAGCAGCGCTTCGGCCATGATGCTACGGCATGAATTGCCGGTGCAAAGAAATAAAACCTTCTTCAT